ATTTACATAACATAAAAAGTCGGTTGTTTCATGAACACAAGCTAAACCACTATCAGAAATGGTCCAATTTGTTCCTTGGATATTTGTTAAATTAGTACGTGCTACTTCTCCATCATCGTTATAAGTTGATGTTGATGCCCCCAATGTAATATTTGAAGGTGTATTTTGTAAATTATTCCATCCAATAAGTGTGTCACTGTAATTGGCTATACTTAAATCAGTATTGTCTAACATATTAGTCATATTAGTTGCACTACTTATATCCCAACTTCCTAAATTTTGATTAAAATTAGATGCACCTTTAAATGATGCACTAAAATTTGTAACAGTTGAAACATCAAAAGTAGAAACATCTTGATTATAATTAGTAGCACCTTCAAACATTCTTGTTAAAGAAGAATTAGATAATAAAGTAGGTAATCCAGATGGAACAGTTCCAGTGTAATTTAATAAAGATGAACCCGCTCTTGAAAGAGCTATGGAATCAAAATCATTAACATCCATATTAGTAGAAGCAGTAATAGCATTTAACACAAGTCCATCATTTGTTGTTCCATTATCAGAAAAAATAAAATCTCTATAAACAATTGTGTTTGAACCACTTTCTTCAGTTGATTTTTGTAAAGTTGTAAATCTACTATCTGTGTTATTAATGGGTTCGTCACTTTCTACATAATCAGATGTTGGTAAAGTGTATTGAAATAACGAACTATTGACTAATGAACCACCAGTAAAAGTCCATCCATATGTATTTATTAGTGTATTTCTATATGTTTCACCAGTTGAACTATAATCAGCATCTATCCATGTTCCAATATTATTTGGAATTGGACTTTGAGAAGCCCACCCTTCTAATGTTTTATTAAAATTAGTAATTGAAATATCTGTATTATAAATAAATTGATTAGCCATTGGTCCATTATTTACATTCATTAATGAAACATTCAAATTACCAAGATTTTGATTAAAACTACTACATCTATCAAACATTTTATAATAAATAGAACAACTTGCTGTGCTAAATAAGATTGGTTGATTAAAATTAGTACATTCCGAAAACATACCATACATGGTTGTTACATTAGATGTATTCCAACTACTAAGATTTTGATTAAAATTAGTACATCTTTGAAACATTTGTTGCATAATTGTAACATTCGATGTATCCCAAGAAGTATATGTTGTTATACTATCTTCCAATGTTACACTTTCACTAATCATTGGTTGATTATATATTCCATTATTAACTAACTTATTATAAATTCCAAACATATATTGCATTGTAGTTCCTTCTTCAGTATTCCATCTTAATGGTGCGGTTGTACCACTTGAGTTTTGACCATTATTAAAACTTTCAGTATAAGCTAATGTTCTTCTAAAAATTGTAATATTTTTAACATCCCAAGAAATAAAATTATATGTTGTTGAACCATTTGTAATTGTCACATATTTAGTTCCAATATATTGATTAAATCTTCTTTGTCCTTTAAATAAATAATCCATAGTAGTTACATTTATTGTATTCCAGTATAAAGGAATGCTTCCAGCATTTCCACTTGTTATTACTTCACCATTATTAAAATCTCCATTTGATAAATTTAAATTTGAAAATTCAAACATATGAGACATATCAGTAACATTTGAAGTATCCCAAGCTAAGTAATCACTTCCATTATTTGCTATTTTTGAACTTATATTTTTATTAAATGTATAAGCATTATAAAACATATAACTCATATTAGTAACTATTGATGTATCCCAATCACCTATATCTTGATTAAAATTACTTGCTCCATAAAACATTTCAAAACAAGAAGTATTTACTAATAAAGTAGGAATATTTGTACTTGTTAAAGGAAACAAACCTATATAATTTTTAAATTGACTTCCTTGTCTTGACATAGGAATACTATCAAAATCATCTATAGTCATATTTCCTGGAGTTGTAATTGTTCCATTTAAATATAAACCATCTACTGATGAATTTCCACTATCGTCAAAAACATAAGTCCAAGATACTATTGTATTTGAACCACTAACATTTGTTGTTTTTGTTAAAGTTGTAAAACTTCCATCTGTATTTACAAATGGACTGTTTAAAGCATTATAATCTGATGTAGGTTGAGTATATTGAAATGTTCCACTATATGATGACATAATATAGTAAAATAAAAAAATATTTATTGGTATAAAAATAATTTATTATTTTTTGGATTTTTTAAGTAAATTATCAAAAGCTTTTTCACTTTCATTTATTTTTCTCTTTAATTTTTGATTATTGTTTTTCAAATCATTATTTTCTTTGACCAACAGATTATTAATATTTTGTTCATTTTGTAATTTATCATTATCTTTTTTGAGATTACGAATATTAGTTGAAAGAGTATCATTGGTATTATTTAAATAATTAATTTTTTCATTCAAATCATCAATTTTTTTATCTTTCACTTCACAATCATATTGTTTTTTATTAAACTTATTTTCATAAATATCAACATAAATAGTATTATTGTGATTAAAAGAAAATGTTTTAAAATCATTGCATTTAATATCTTTTAAATTTTCATTTGTAATACCAATTAAATATTCAAGTATTTCTTTATCTGCATTTTGTGATAAAGCATAATGCAAAGAAGTCCAATTTAATCTTTTATTTACAATATTATTTGCATTATTTCTATTAACTGTTTCTTTTACTTTTTTAATATTATTATTACCAATAGCCTCTAAAATAGAGGAATTATTAGTTTGAGTGGTTGTAGTAGAAGTAATAGAACTAACGCGATACATTTTCAAAATATTATTATTTTTATTAGTATATATAGTAATTTAATTTTCAATTTTTTTTAATATCAACAATAAAAAAAATTGAAAAAATATTTTAATCAATAATTAATAAAGTAATATACTAAAAATTTTAGTTAAAATGTCAAATCTCTCAAAAATGTCTTATGATGATATTGAAAATAAAATTATGAAATATTTATATTCAAATACAAATACAAGTTTTAATCAATATTCATTATATAATAAATTATTAGATGATATGGAAGTTAAAACTGTTTTATTTGATACAAGAGATTTTAAAAGAAAATTTATTGACATTTTAAGAAATTTGGATTGTAAATATGATGATTTAACTATTACAAAAAATGATAATAATATTACTATTATTTTAGATAAAGAAATTGACACTGAAAATTATGAAGAAATTAATTACACATCTTATAATGATGATAAAGAATTTAATTATTACAAATTTATTTTTGATAATTATATTGAAGAAAGTTTAAATATTAAAGACAAAAATAAAAATTCAATTTATCACGATTTAGTAATGTCAAATAATGTTAATTTAATTAAAAAATTAATAAATGAAAATAAATTTGACTACGTAGTTAAAAATAATAACAATGAAACACCCATAGATTTATGTCAAAATAATGAAATTTACAGAATTTTATTAAAAGAACAATTTAAAGAAATTAATAATAGAATTGAAAAATTAGAAATTATTGAAAAATCAAAAAATAATATTTGTAATAGAATATTTGAAACTATGAAAAATATTTGTGTTGTTTTTACACTAATCCTTTCAATTTCATATTATTTTAAATAATTTATTTTTTTATAAATAATATAACAAATTAAAAAAAATATTATTAATTTTATTATTGTATTTTTATCAGATGAATTAATGGTTTGAAATTCTTCATTATGATATGTGTTCATAACTTTACATCTTTGATTATTTAATTCTTTTAATTCTTGTTCAGTTTTTAATTTAATTAACATATTTTCTAATTCTTGATTAGGCTCATTTGAATGTAAATTATTTAAAAAATTATTAAAATCTTGCTGTTGTTCAAAACTGTTTTTATCATAAATATTTTTTAAAAAATTATAATACTCATCACCAACACGATTTCTATTATTTTGATTACTTTGATTGTTATAGTATTGATTATTAAAATAACTATTCATATAAATTACATCATAATTTATTTTTTATAAAATATTATTCTATTATAATAAATTTACTTTATTATATTTAACACTAAAAAAATTAATTACACATATGTCCTAAATCTAATTCAATATCTTCTATTTTTTCTTCATTAATATTTTCTTGTTCTCTTAATTTATCAACTTTAGTATTATTTAATTTAATTATTTTTTTTATCTTCTTATCTTCTTGAATACTATTACCTATCATACTTTTACCATTATAAATTGCGGAACTCATAATACTTAATATTGTATTATATATTCTTTTGCATTCTTCTTCTCTTTCATTTAATGTTAAAGAAAAAGCACTTCTTAAATAAAATAAATCAATAGCTTCTTCACTTGTATATTTCCAAATATCATTTTCTAATTCAATTTCTTCTTTATCATTTTTATCAATATTTAATATTTGAATTATACAATTTCTCATTACTTTTCTTAAAATTATTCTTTTATCACCATCTAACCATTTATTACCTTCATAATATTTTATTTTATTTCTATTCTTATCTGTTATATATAACAAATGATTTTCTGGTTTTTTTTCATTAACATAATATGTCTTAATAAATTTATCAACCACCAATTCATAAATATTTAAATTACTCTTTAAATATCTTATTCTATCTTCCTTTGATATTTTAATTTTATCATATACATTCTTATTTTCTTTATTTTTCTCCTCTTTAATTATTTTCTTTAACATATTAACTTCTTTATTTATTTTATTATTTTTATTTTTTAATATTTCTATTTCTTTCTTTAATTCATTAATTTTATTATTTTGTTCTTCATTTATATTATTTTGTTCTTCATTAATATTCTTTTGTTCTTCATTTATATTCTTTTGTTCTTCAACAAAAATTTCAATTTCTTTAACTTTATTATTTAATATTTTAAGTTCTTTATTATTATTTTTCTTTTCTTGTTTAAGTTCATATTCATTATATATTTTACAAGTTTTTAAATGTTTATTTATTTTTGTTGTTTTTGATAATTCTTTATTACAATAATTACATTTATATTTATCATTATTATTATTACAAGGAATTTTTTTATTTTGATGATATATTAAAGATTTTTTATACTTAAATTCTTTACCACATTTATCACAAATAAAAATATTATCCATTGATATATAATATTATATTTTATATATTTTTTAATTTAATATAATTAAATTCAAAACTAAAAAATATTTTTTGTAATTCGACACAAATTTACCAAAAAAGGGGGCTCAAATTTTTTTAAACCCCCTTTTTTGGTAAATTTGATAATTAAATTCAAAACTAAAAAATATTTTTTGTAATTCGACACAAATTTACCAAAAAAGGGGGCTCAAATTTTTTTAAACCCCCTTTTTTGGTAAATTTGATTATTAATTTTCAAACTAAAAAATATTTTTTGTAATTCGACGCAAATTCAAAACTAAAAAATATTTTTTGTAATTCGACACAAATTTCGTCAAAAAGGGGGCTCAAATTTTTTTAAACCCCTTTTTGACGAAATTTGATAATTAAAATTTAAAAAGAAATAAAATATTTAAAAATCAATAATTAAATAAAATAAAATTTTGTTATATTTGTTATTGAATAATTTATTTCATTAAGATAAAAAATAATAAAATTATAATTATTAAAAATAATAAATGTTTTCTATTGAAAGTATTACTTGTTGTTTCAAAATTTTCTTTTTCATCCTTACAATCTAAATAACAATTAGCTAAACATTTTAAATCATCACTTTTACATTGTTGAAGACATTCATCTCCACATTCATTATTAACATCATTAATTGAATTATAAATAACTGTTCCACTATCATCATATAATGGAAATAAATAATAATATGGATTGTAAAAAGATAAATTAGTATTTAAATAAGGTCTTACTCTTCTTCTATATCTTGGTAATCCGTGTCTTGGACCTCTACCACCATATTTAGGTCTTTTTCTTCTTAATCCACCAAAATTTCTATTACCAACTCTACCTCTATTAAGTCTTCTTCCAACATTTTTCATATCACCTCTTCTAACAGGACTTACACTTCTACCAATTCTACCACCTCTTCCTCTAAAATTTTCAATGGTTTTGATTTCTTCTAAACCTTCAACATTAATATCTTTCATATTATAAAAATGCATTATAAAAAATTATAAAAAAGAAATAAAATAATTGCAAAATCCATAATCTTGAAAATTGCATTTTTGTTTTATGATTGAAATCATGCATAATAAATATTGAAATCTTGCATAATTATTTATTTTATTTTTTCTGTAAATAGAAATATCATTTTTTAATGAAATTGATTTGAATATTACATCATGATATGTTTTTAGTTTATAATTTATAATATTGTTTAATAAATATTTTATAATGTGTTCTTCATCATAAAAGATAATTGATTTTTTAATAATTTTACCACAAGGAAAAAATTCATTACAAATAGAATCACAATTATACTTGTTATCATTTTCATATATTGGCTTTGAAATTATTATTTCATTATTTATTTTATTTATAAAATTTATATTTTTTAATTTATTTTCTATAATTATATTTAATGTGTTTTTTATATAATCATTGATTGCTTTTTTAAATTTTGTTATTATATTGTTAGTTATAATTGTGTAAATATACTCATCATTATTTTGTGTGTTACATTCATAATTAAATCCATAATTAAGAAAAGAAAAACAATCAATCTTATTATCAAAAGAACAAAAATTACAAATATATTCATCACAACTACACCACATATGTTTTGAATATATTTCTTTGTATTTTTTTAATTCATCTGATTTTTTAGATATAAATATTTCAAAATCATTATTGGACTTTAAAACATCAAAATTAGAGGATGATAAATTATTTTGTTTATTTTTTCGTTCATTAGTTCTTTTAATATATCTTTTTTTTGAAGAAACCTTGTAATTAGCATTCATACTCAATCTACTTTTGTTGTTAGTATCGGTATTTTATATAATAAATCAAAAACTATAAAAATTCAATTTTTTATTCAATGATTATTTCAAAATTATTTTTTTTTGTTTGATTCCATCCATCTTTTAATAAAATTTCTTTATCTTCATCATTAACATTATTGTCAAATGATAAAATATATTCTGTTTTATCTTTATTTGATTTTTTGTTAAATTTAACTTTTGTTTGCAGAATATCAAAAACTTTTTCTTTTAAGTATTCAACACGGTCTTCTAAATTAATTGGGAATTTATATTTAGGATGATTAGCTGGAATAACAAGATATGTTTTTTTATTATCTCCTGTTGAATATTTTTCCAATTGATATAATGTTTCCATAATTTCATTACATAAGTTTACTCTATTATAACTTTTGAAATTTTTAATTTTCAGTTTTATGGCTATATCATCCAAATATTTTCGTGTTTTTGAATTATGACATACAGAACCTTTAAATGTTTGTATATTAGTTCCTCTTTTTTTATTACCTTGATTTGTCAATTTAGGTCTTAATTTAAAAACATCTTTTAATTTATCTATTGTTTTATTTGTTGTTTCAGGTTCTTTATCAATAATTCCAACAAATGAAAATTCATTTCTGTTTTTATAATAATTGTAAACACTTTCCCAATCATATCTTAAATCACAATGGTCATCTTGTTCTTCTAATTCTTTTTCAATATTTTCAGGATTTAATTTAAGGAAAGTATTAAGGCTTAATTCAGTGTCAAATTGTATATTTGGATTTTTTCTGTAATAAAGAGGTAATGTTTCAGATTTATTAAAAGGTTGGAATATATAATATCCATCTAAATAAATTAAATATCCTGGTGTGAATGTTTTATCATATATAATATCCGTAAAGTTATTAAAATCATTTTGTGTTATGGGTATTAATTCATCAAGGGCTTTATAAGTAAAAAAATTATCATATAATTCTTTTTTATTATCATCATAACTATTTTTAATATAATCAACAATTGTGTCTAACTTATATATATAATTAACAATAAATAATTCTTTTATTTTATCTTTTGAACTATTTATTTCTTTTTTTGCCATATTTAATGTGAATGTTGAATAATCTAATTCTTTTTTATTTAATTTTTTGTATATATTAGTTGTTCTGTCATAATATTTTAAATTTAATTCTTTACCATCACATTTATAATTACAAACTGTAAAATCACACAAAGAAGGACAATTATTTAATTCAGTTTTAACTTCTTTTCGCATGTCCTCATTTGGTTCTTTGCATTTTTTATGTTGTTTTATTTCTTCTTCAAACATATTAGCAGTAAAATTTAAAGGACAGTCAATAGCATTTTCTTTCATTGCTCTTTCAACTTTTTTAATTAATAAATATTTAATTTCAGCTTTAGAATATAATTCTTCTTCAGCGGACATTTTATTTTTTAATGATGACACGTATTTAAAAACTTTAACTTTAGGATTCATATTATTAATATTCATTACATTTATATGAGAACACCAACGTATACCTCTACCCACAATTTGATCCACTTTACCTAATGTATATGGGGCTTCAATAATTTGAACACTACCAACATTAAATAAACTAAATCCACTTGTTAAAACAGATGAACCAAGTAATAATTTTATATATTTACCATCTTTATTTTTAATATTACTATAAACATTATCTACATAATCAACTTTCACATCTTGTTCTACATTAGCATCTTCACTGTCTTGTCCTGTTAATTTAAGAAATGTGGCGGGTTTAAAAGTATGGGTTGAAGTATTTTTATGATTTTGTTTTTGAATTCCACAATAATAACAAATTGTACTGTCTTTAATATTATATTTGGTTGGATTTTTGTCATATTCTAAATAACCATTTTCTAATAATATTTCTTGAAAAAGATTAATTCCATAAGAGACCAATCTTGAATATACAAAACCAATAGATGAAATATTTTTATCACTTTTAAATAAATTGTTATCAATATCATCTAATATTTTATAAAATTTTTGTGAAAAATATTTAATATATTTTTTGTTTAGTATTTTTCCTGTAATATTATTTGTTTCATTATTATAATTTATAAATTCTTCTTTTGAATTTTTTTCATTTAAAATTTGTGTTCCAATTAATTTGTTAAGTGTATTGTAATTATTTTTCATTTGATTTTTAATTTCTTTTAATCCTTCGGTTCCATATGAACCAATAATATTTTGTTTAGTTTCATCTAAGATTGGAAAACAAAAATTAGAAATAGCAATTGCTTTTGTATCTAAACCATCACTATCTACTTCTAATTTTTTTATAACTTCATTATAAGTTTCTAATTGTAATTTATTCATTTGACATTGAACTAATTTAGTAAACATTAAACCTTTGGGTTTAACACCACATTCATTTTTCAAAGCAAATGTTAAAGGGTCTGCTCCTCTTAAATGGCTCACATATCCACTTGACATTTTTTTAAAATATTCCATTCCATCAGGTTTTAAATCCATTTCATAATTTGTTTTTGAATTAAACATTTTACTTCTTTCTATGGGGTCATCTTTAGGTCTTAAATAATTTAAGAGTGTTATAATTTCATCAGCATAATTATCCATAGGGGTGGCACTTAATAATAATATTTTAAGATTTATTGAATTTTCAATAATAGTTTGTAATGCTTGTGAATTATCACTATCATTAACAAAATTTTGTGCTTCATCAACAATTAATAAAGAATTATCTAAAGAATAAATTCGTTCTCCTTTAAATTCTCTTTCATATGAACCTAAAGATGATTTTTTTGCTTTTGATACAATTTTACCTTTTTCGTTTATTTGTTTTGTAATAATTTTATCACCCAATATTTTTTTGGAAAAACTTTTATAAGAATGTATTCTGTAAAATTCTTGTGATGCTTTTTCTGCTTTTGTCATTTGTTTTTTTAAATCATCTTCATTCATAAAAATTAAACTTTCATTTTGTTTTAAGTATGTGTCTCCAGTTCCCTTAATAATATCTTTTTTCCATTTTTGTTTAATAATTGGTCCAGGAACAATAATATGTGCTTTTGTATTATATCTTTGAAATTGTTCTTTAAATTTTTCAGCGGTAGTTATTCCAACAAATGTTTTACCAGTTCCAGTTCCGTGATAGACTATTAAACCTTTATATGGTGTATTTGGATTAATAAAATTACTTATTAAATCTTGATGAGGAAGACTACCAGATGGATTACATACTTTTTTTCTGTATTTCATTATATCTTCATCATTATTCATTTTAGGTCTTTCAGGCATTTTGTGATAATAAAATTCTCTTTTAGTATATATTTTGGATTGTATATCTTCATCATTTACATTTGGATATGTAAAGTCTTGTTCTTTTTTATTTGGTTTAATATTTTCTTCAATTATATCATTCATAATATAATATTTAGTATATAAAAAAAGTTAATTATTTACATTAAAATATGTAAAGAAGTAAAAATATTTTTTTATTAATTTCTAAATAAATAATTAATTATAATTTAATAATATAATTGTTGAATAACTAAAAAATGGTTATTTATAGTTGTGAAAAATTAAATGAAAATAATAATAAAAAAGAAAAAATTGATTTATATATTACAAATGATAATAAAGAAAAAATTATGAAATTAAAAAATAAATTAGCTCAATATTTTACAACTAATATTGAATTACAAAATAAGGTATATGAATTTATATTAAATAAGCCATCTAATATTTTAGAGCCTTCTATAGGTCAAGGTGATTTAGTTGTATTTATTAAAGAAAAAATACCAAAAATAAAATTTGATATGTATGAAATTGATACAGAAATTAAATTATTAAATAAAATTAAAAAAAATAAAGTTATTTATGGAGATTTTATAAAACAAAATATTAAAAAAAAATATAAAACAATAATTGGAAATCCACCTTATATTAAAACGAAAAAAGGAAATTTGTATATTGATTTTATTGAAAAATGTTATAATTTACTTGATGATAATGGAGAATTAATCTTTATTATTCCATCTGATTTTCTTAAATTAACTTGTGCTTCTAAATTATTAAATATAATGTTTTCTAATGGAACATTTACACATATATATCATCCTCATAATGAGAAGATGTTTAAGAATGCTTCAATTGATATTATAATATTTAGATATTGTAAAAATAATTTAATTGAAAAAAAAGTATTATATAATAATAAATTATTATATATTACAAATAGTGATGGATTAATTACATTTCAAGAAGAAAAAAATGATAACTCTGTTCTATTTAAAGATTATTTTGATATATATGTAGGAATGGTTAGTGGAAAAGAAAGTGTTTATAAAAATAATGAATTGGGAAATATTGAAGTATTAAATGGTAATAATAAAATTGATAAGTATATTTATATTAAAAAATATCCTTGTGAAAATAATAAAATAAATGAATATTTATTAAATCATAAAGAAGAACTTATTAAAAGAGGAATAAAAAAATTTAATGAAAAAAATTGGTTTGAGTGGGGAGCTCCAAGAAATATTTCTAATATAAAATCCAATATTGATAAGGATTGTATTTATATTTATAATTTAACAAGAAAAACAAATGTATCATTTTTAGGAAAGGTTAATTATTTTGGTGGTGGATTATTAATGCTTAAACCAAAACAAAAATGTAATTTAAATAATATAATATCATATATAAATAGTGATTTATTCAAAAATAATTTTATTTTTTCAGGTAGATTTAAAATAGGACATCGTCAAATATCAAATTCATATATTCCAAATAAATATTTATAGTTTTATTGTTCGAATATTTGTCATAAATGTTTCTTTCCAACTTGGTTTTGGTTTTTGTAAGCAATCTATAAATAATTTAATTTGTATATTTATATTTTTATATTCAAAAATTTTATTATCACACCACTTAATTTGAAAGGGAAAATTATTCAAATTTGATATTTTTGAATTTATGCCTTTTAAGCTGTTAATTATTATATCATTTGAATTATTTTTATTTAGAACTAAAAAATAATAATCTTTTTTATTATTAGTATTATATTCTTTATTTTTTATTTTATTAAAAAGTATATTACTCATTTTACCATTATTATAAGTATTGTGACTATGAATATCTAACATTTCATTTGTATAAGAATAAACACACATTGCTAAATTTCCAGTATTATCATTTGTTAAAGTAGTTGTTATTTTTATATTTATTGGTAACCATCCATAAGTATAATCATATGCTAAAATATCATACCAATGTCTTTTTTTAGGTTTTTTTATTTTTTCTTTAAATTCTTTAATAAGTAATTTAATTACTTTATCTTCATCAATACAACTATTTATTCTTCCATCATCATTTTTATTTGAAAAAATTATTTTTTGTGATTTTAAATATTTTTGTATTTTATACATTATTAATGGTAATTTTTTTAATCTAACAATACAACCTCTAAACCATTTTTGTATTTTAATTATTTTTGCTTGTTCAATAGATAATAATAAAAATGATTTTGATAATTGTTCTATTTCTAAATCCATTTATTAAATTATTATAATATTTTTATTGTGTATTAATATTTCAATTTTTAATTTTTTTCTATTTTAATAATTATATAATTTAATTATAAATGAAAAAATATAAAATAGTTTCATCTAAATCAGGAGGTAATTTCAAAGGGAATGATATGTTTAGTGCTGGCATTAAATATAAAACGGATAAAATAACACATCATGGATATCAAAGATTTTATGATTATTTTTTATATCCTTATAAACATAAGGAATTTAATTTTTTTGAAATAGGTGTTGATGCGGGTCGTTCATTGAAAATGTGGAATGATTATTTTACAAAAGCCAAAATTTATGGAATGGATATAGACCATGAATACGAACATCCAAAGGGTAAAATATTTAAGGGTGATCAAAGTAAAATTAAAGATTTAGATATAATTATTGATGAAATAAAAGAAAGTGATTTTATTATAGATGATGGTTCTCATGTTCCAGAACATCAATTATTATCTTTTAATCATTTATTTGATAAATTATTAAATAAGGGTGGAACATATATTATAGAGGATATTGAAACATCTTATTGGAAAAAATCTGAATTATATGGATATAAAATTAATTCAGGATATAATGCAAAAAATAATATTGTTAATATTTTTAAAAATATTGTTGATATTGTGAATAGAGAATTTTTACTTGATAAAGATATTGAAAAAATTAAAAAATTTAAACAAATTAAGTTTGAAAATTTAAAATATATTTCTTTTATAATGTTTGGTCAAAATTGTATTATTATAAAAAAAATGTCTCAAAAAGAATATGAAAGGTATGGAGAAAGAAAATATCGTTTTATTGAAAGTTTAGGCAAATAAAAATTAAAAATATATAAGTAGTTTTAAATGGTTATTGAAAATCAAAATAATAAAAAAACAGATAAAAAAAAAATAAATATAAACAATGAAATTAATTTTATAACAGATGAATTAAAAAAAATTAAAATTTCAAATAATAACTGCAAAACAAAAATAAAAACTGTTAATGAAATAATAGATTATCATAAAAAAAGAATTGGAATGGTTTAATTTTTAAAACCAATTTGTTTTTATATTTAATAATTTTTCTAATTTATTAACATCTTTTTTATAGAATTTAACTAAATCTTTATATATCTTATCATCAATATTTTTATTATAATTACCTATTCTAACTTTTTCACATTCTACATTTATTTGTTTAATATTTAAAAATTTATATATTTTATTATATTCTTTATTCATATCTTCATCAAAATGTTCTAAAATAAATACTAATAAATTTTGTCTTGGAAACCATTTTAAAAATTCTTTTATTTGTTGATAATAAAGACCTCTTTGTAAATAATGAAAAACTGCAGTATTAAATGTTTTATTTTCATCTAATCTATATTTTAATTCTTCATCAATAGCTTCTTTAAATGATAAATTAGTCCAATCATTATTTTTAACCATTTGCCAAGAGGAATAAGCTCTATCAATTGGATTTCTTAAAAATAATATAAATTTAGTAAATGGATTTAATGATTGTATTAGAGGGAATGTTTGTGGTAGATATATTAAATCAGGATTTTTACATAATGTTATTTTTTTATCATAATTAAAATGTTTTTTAAAAAAATCTAATCCTTTACTCCACTTAATGTCAAAATAATGTATTTCATCTTTATATGAACTTATATCTGGATGTTTTGATAAATTAAATAAAGCAGATGAGGTTGAAGCCTTTTGAACTCCAAATATAATACAATCAATACTTCTTTTTTTGTAATTAAAGGGAAAAATTACATTATTTGTTTTTTTAATCATAATATAATCATTATAAGTTTTATGTTCGTTATTAAGATGTTTAAATAAGGAAGTATATTTATTTGGTATGATAAGAAAACCATTAATTAGTATCATATTATATAGTAATTTTATATCAATTTCATTTATATTAATAGTATCATTAAGAATTATAATATTAAAGAATGGTGGATTAAAATATTTACCATCAATAAGTTCATATGGTTTTTTTATAAATTTATAAGGACTTTCTTTTTTAAAAATATCTATATTATCATCATTATTACAAATTATGATATTAGAAGGTATCATTTATTATAATTATATATGATAATAAAAATTGATTAATTATTAATAGAATAATAACAAAATATTAAGATGGCTGAATATCAAGAAGCAATGTTTTGTAAAATAATAAAAATTAATGAAAATAAAGAGTATTATCTAATAGTTAAAGAAAATTATTTTAACTTTTATTTTAAAAAAAAATGTATATTATATAATAATTTAGAAGATGTAGTTAATGGAAAAAATAAAATTAAATTATTTTATAATAGAGAAGAAGCTACAGAAAATTTTAGATTTATAGATATTTATAGTTTAAATAGTTTTTACACAAAAAATATATCAGGAATATTTATTGCTAAAGTTGATTTTGAAAATAAAATAGAACAAATAACTTATTTAAATCCCAAGAATATTAATTATAAAATTAAAAATTTAATACATAACAAAAAAATATTTAATTATTATGGATTACAAACTAATTGTGATGGTTATTTGTTAAATAATAAAACATATGAAACAAAAAATAATTCAACATTTAAAATAGCAATAAATATTAACAAGTCGTTGAAAAATAAAGAAATAAATTATTTTAATGATGAAATACATAATTGGATTTCAAATTTAAATATAAGTGATTATAATTCATCATTATATTTGAGCAATTGGAATAAAATAAATTTTTTATCATTTTATCATCAATATATAAAAAATTCTGAAGATAAAACAAATAATTCTGTTTCAAAAACATTTGAATGTTATGATTTAATGCGTTATATTTGTAATTTTTTACCTCACAAATATTATTTCAAATAATTTTATTTATAAAATTTTTAAATTAAAAAATATAATCCAGGCAATATCAATAAAATAATTACAACAATTATTATAATAAATGTTGTTGATATAGTTTCATCATCATTATCTAATAACAAATCATCATCATTTATTTCATTATAATCATCTTCAAAATCAACAGTTCCAGAATCATCAGTGTTTTCAAAATCAACAGTTCCAGAATCATCAGTGTTTTCAAAATCAACAGTTCCAGAACCAATAGTGTTTCCTAAACCAACAGTGTTTCCCAAATCAACCGTTTTAGAACCAATAGTGTTTCCCAAATCAACAGTTCCAGAACTAATTGGTTTAATAATGGATTTTTTAATTTGATTTGATATTGGTTTAATTGAAATTGGTTTGGGTTTTTTTATTTTAAATTTTTTTTTAAATTTTTTAAATCCTCTAAAATTTTCAATGCTGTGATATTGTAAATTATTTTCATACATTAATATATATATATATATTATAAAAATATTACACATTTGTAAATTGTAATTCTTCATTTTTAATTAATTCTTCATATTTTTGAATAATTTTATTATAATAATTTAATTTTTTTATATCAGTATTTTCATCAATATTAATATTTTCTATTAAAACATTTATTTTTTTAAATGTTAAATTATTAATATCTGTATTGTCATTTAATAATTCTTCATCAATTTTATTTATATTATTTTTAATTATTTCATATTTTTTAATAAAATTATCTTTATTATCTTCATAATTAAGTTCATCAATCATTTTGCAAACATTATTAATCTCCATTTTTATTTAATTATTAATATATATTTCAATTTTTATTTATTTTTTTTATTGAAAATATTATTAAAATAATAATAAAAATCATAATTAAAATAAAATAAGGATGTAAAAAGATATTTTTATCATTTTCAATAACAATTGTGGAATTTTCTTTTGGTTCATCAAAAACGATGGGCGGCAGTAAAATAATATCTGGTGTTTCTTCAATAATAATATCTGGTGTTTCTTCAATAATAATATCTGGTGTTTCTTCAATAATAATATCTGGAGGTTGATTAATAATAATATCTGGTTCATCATTTATTATAATGGGCGGTCTTGGAATTGAAACATGAGGTCTTGGAATTGAAATAGGAGGTTTGGGAGGTCTTGGAATTGAAATAGGAGGTTTGGGAGGTCTTGGAATTGAAATAGGAGGTTTGGGAGGTCTTGGGATTGAAATAGGAGG